GAAAGGGCGCGAAAGCGCATGCGTTTCTCGAATGATTTATCATCCGAGAGTCTAGACAATTTCAAGAAATTTAATGATTTCATTGGAAAAGTCGACTTGTCGAACCTCAATATTGATTTAATAAATGAGGCTCGTTATTTTATTGAACGGAAGATGGAAAATTATATGACGTCGTTAGACGCAAATAATATTCAAATTCCGTTCTCACAAGATAGGTTGTATGATAATTGGCGCTTTGGTCCTGGAGCTTCTTACGAAGTCTCTGGTACCCATTGCGCTGAAAAAATCTCGCAACCTATGACATGTACGCAAAATGCTGAATCTCTGGTTGTCAATTTACGGAAAACTAATCCTTACTTTCACTCGTTTGATTCGAGTAATAAAAAGTTGGGGATTACCGTACACAGAGGTTCCAAGCTAACTACTGTTCCCAAAAACGAAGACACTATGCGCGTAATTGCAATAGAGCCTTCTGGAAACATGTGCCTTCAACTTTCTGTTGGGGCGTTTCTAGAAGGAGTGTTGCGTAGCATTGGTTTAGATATAAGGAATCAACAAACAAAAAATCGTTTGTTAGCAAAACGCGGGTCTATAGACGGAAGTCTTATGACCATTGATTTGAAAAACGCGTCTGATTCCTTTAAACCTGAACTCGTGCAAGCGCTTGTCCCAGCATCTCTATATGAGACTCTGATGAACATCCGTTCTCCAGAGACTTATATAAACGGTGAATGGGTGAAACTCAACATGATATCAACGATGGGAAATGGTTTTACTTTCCCGTTAATGACATTAATATTGTGTTCACTCATTTACGCTTACCGACGACTTTACCGTAATGGACCTAATCTAAATCGATTGGTCCACCGCGGCAGTTTTCGGTGACGATATCATCATTGAAACCGATGAATATCCGTTCTTGGAAGTGCTAGGGCAATGTGGTTTGATTGTCAATTTCGACAAATCATATAGTGAAGGTCCATTTCGTGAATCATGCGGAGGCGACTATTTTGAAGGGCAAGATGTTACACCCTTCTATGTCAAGAACCTCTTGCAAGATTCCGATATCTATGTAGCTATCAATCAAGTAATGGAATGGTCTGTCAAACACAAAATGTTATGGCATTCTCTAACCTACTTGAAAGAGTTGCTACATGGAGAACCTTTCTTCGTCCCTGAGTGGTCTAACCCTGATCAAGGGATTAGAACGCTTATGGTTAAGCGACGATACAAATACTTACAGCCTGTTATCGCTAAGAGAAAAATTAGCGACGACCATCATTTTTTAATGATGTTGGCTGTAGGTGGTTACATCAACGCCGAGGGGCCTGACTACTTTTACAATCCTCGTCAGTATAAAACGAGGTATGTAGTCAGACGTGGTAGATTACCGCAAGGTTATCTATCAGGGTTTGATCCCGAAAAAGGGTCTTACCCAACACGAGCTCGCCTCGCCACTTTCCTTTCGCTTTCCTTCTCTTCTGGTTGCTAGTTTCCTTAACTAGCACCCTTTCGAGTCGACT